CTAAGCAATATAGGACGAATACTTAATCAAACTAAAAATGACACATACAAACTTAAATTTGCGGCTACACCAGCCCTATATCCTCCTTATATAGCTTATATGATTGGCGGAGATAATATAAACTTAAATTCAGAAGAAAATGTACTTCATTATGCTTCTAAACAATATTGGAGTGTTCTACAAAGTCAGTATTTACAATTAGTACAAAATTTTAAATCATTAAATAAAACAATAAGTCCCGCAGATGATCAGAAAATTCAAAGTTTACTCGATAGTCTTAAAAACTCTGAAATTAAATTAGTAAAAGTTCTATTATATATAGAAAAATATCAAAGATTACTTGAACTTTATAATGTACAAGATAATACAACTGTATTATCAATAGATCATCTAGCTAAATTTAATCAAAGTAAAGAACACCTTATAAATAAAGTTTCGGGAAAACGAGAATCTTTAGTTGGTGTGTTAAACAAATTGGTTGAGCTTATACAAGATACAAAATATGATAATACAATTCAATCAGCATCCTGGAATTAAATTTTATTAATAGTTTAGAATTAATGCAACAATAATATAATATATATATAAGAATTTTATTCAATAATATACATATGATTGAATAAAATATCTTAAAAATTTGAATTCTACTTTTAATAATAATGGGTTTAGGGTTACTAACTTTAATAAATGTAGGTAAAGAAAATATTTTTTTATCTGCACAGCCCGAAATTACATATTTTAAAATAGCATATAAAAGATATACTAATTATTCTATCGAACAAACAGCTCAATATTTTAAAACAACACCAGATTTTAGTAGACGATGTACCGTTAATATAGGAAAAAATGCCGATTTAATTGGTATGACTTATTTATGTATTATATTACCTACTATTCAATTAGAAACTATTACAAATTTAAAAAAATTTGCTTGGGTAGAAAAAATTGGTATAGCATTAATTAATTATATAGAATTTGAAATAGGAGGAACAATTATAGATCGTCATTATGGTGATTGGTTAAATATATGGAATGAATTAACTATTTCAGGAGGGCAAAAACATGGATATAATAAAATGATTGGAAATATACCAGTTTTAACCGATTTTTCCTTAAATAAAAATAAATATATATTATATGTACCGCTTTCATTTTGGTTTTGTCAAGATTCCGGCTTAACTTTACCTTTAATTGCTTTAGCTCATAATGAAATTAAAATACATGTTGAATTTAATACTATTGATACATGTTATAATATAAGTCCTTCATATTATATGCGTGTCACCAATAATATTTGTATTCTACAACCTGGTGAAATAATATATCAATATTATCAAAATATTAAAAATATTGCTAAATTTATTTATTTTGATAATATTAATCAAATATTATATTATAATCCTTTAGTGGGAAAATTTATTGTTCCAACGGAATTGAATGATAATAAATTAAAAATTATTGGTAATATATCTAACTTTAATATTTATATTCAACCAAATTCAGTAATTGTACAAAATGAAGATTATTTCAAATTTAATAAACCATCTTTTATTGATGCATATTTATTGATAGATTATATCTATTTAGATAATTATGAAAGAAAAAAATTTATTAATAATGATCATGAATATTTAATTCAAGTTATACAAACATTGCCACAACAAATATTATATTCTGTTAATACTATATATAAATTACCATTTTATAATCCTATTAAATTAATTATTTGGCATTGTCTAACAGTATCAAATAATTTAATTAATAATAAATTTAATTATACATCTTATCCATATACAGAAATAGAACAAGATTTAATCACTAAAAATACTATTGTTATTAATTCAATAAATAGAATGGATCTTTCTGCAATACAATATTATGATATTATTCAAAAATATCAATATAAATTTTACAATACACAAAAAGGGATTTATCTATATTCCTTTGCATTAAATCCATTAGAATTACAACCTTCTGGGAGTATTAATTTTAGTAAAATTGACGATGCTTATATTTCTCTAAATATGAACTCTATTGTTAATTATCAAAATCCTGTTTTCATACAAGCTTATGGTGTCCAATATAATATATTAAAAATAAGTAATGGAGTAGGTGGTTTAATTTATATACTTTAATCTATCCAAGCTAAACTACCCATTCCGCTCATAATTCTTATTATATTATAATCTTTTACAAATAAAGTTAATTTATAAGGTTCTACTATATTATTAGTCACAGCAGATGTAATTTCTATTGTTGTCGTATCAAAGTTTGTAAAATTTTGGTGTCCTGATGGTTGATCATCTAGAGGATATAAAGAAAAAGAATATACATAATATCCAATAGGTAATGTATTCTTAAATTTTGTATAAGGAACTACACTATTATAATATGTGCTATCTAAAGCATTAAATAAATCTGTTCCATTTACGGTAAATTTTAAAGAAGTAATGGGTGAAATTTCAGTTATTTTAACTTCATTTTTATATGTATGTAACAAATATTGGGTTAATATATAAATAATATTACGATTTTTATTATTATTCATTTTTGTTTTACGTTGAGCACTAGATAAATATTTATTTATAAAATATAATAAATATTTTAATAAGTTTTCATCCCAAAAAGATAAAGTTTGAAAATTATCTATTAATAAATTAATATAAGTAAATTCACTTATATTCTTATCTGGAGCACTCAAATATTTATTGTAAGTTATTAAATTTTCTTTAATAATATTTATATCTTCTATATACATGTATTCATTTTGTGATGTAAATAAATTAGTCAAAATATAATTGTTATAATAATTTAAACTAGTTAAATATTTTGCATATCTATTATCATAATTTGATTCAACTTCTGGAATATAATTTAATGATGGGTAATTTAATGGTTTACTTATTAGATATATATCTTTTATTAAACCTGATAATTTTTGATTAATTACAATATTTGACACATTAATATAATTACTTTTATATATTTTATATTTAGAAATTAAATACTCATGACTATATGATCCAAATAATTGTCTTTCAGTTAAATCAAGCAAAATATATTCAGTAATAAGATTTATTTTAATATCAGGATTAAAGTTACTTAAATCAATTAATTTCATATCATCAGATAAAATAAGTATTGATTTTAAATCGGCGAATTTATATTTTATTTTTATTTCGGTATATGGTAAAGCAATTAAGGGTAAAGCTAATTCAGATTTTTTAGAAAACCAAAAAATTAGAGGAATATGAAATATCCAACTATAACCGGTAAATTTTATTTGAGTTAATTTATCAATTTGTTTTCGTGTTTCTTCAGATGAATATAAATAATAATTTATATTAAATATGTCATCATTTAATTCTTCTATTAATACATCATTAAAATATAAATGAATATAATTAAAAAATTTAAAATAAGAATTCCATTTAGGAATATAAGATATTGTTCTGGTCATTTGTGTTTGTATAATATGTTGTTTTAATGAACTATTTTGAATTAGAGTATAATTATCGAATAAATTATATTCATTATAAGATATTAGATATATATTGTATAATATATTATTCATTGGAATTATTTCACAAATAAAACGAGATCCCACTAATTTATTAAATATTTCATTATAATTATTTAATCCCATAAATACTTCAATACTAGTTAAAGATGTTTGATTATGATATTGACAAAATTGTATTATATTTTGATAAAATTTAATATCAATAACATTATATATAACATTATTAATTTCATAAATATAATTCTGTCTAGAATTATCTATTTCTAAGGTTAAATCTATTAAATTAGTTTGTAATGCTATTATAAAATAATCATCAATGATATCATAACCACCAAATATAAGACATTTATATTTGGTATTATCAGAATATAAATAACATGAAGTTTGAATTGAAATATTAATCCGCGAAACTAATTTGATCTTATATAAATATGGATAAGCATCTTTAAGAGTTAATAAATATGGTGCAATATAAAAAATATTTACTGGAATATATTGTAATTCTGTTTGAAAATTGATTATATATTTTATAAATAAATCAGGTATAAAAATTTTCATTTTCATATCTATAAATATTTGTATTAATTTAAAATTTGATGAATTTAGATTAAACCCGACTAAATTCATATTAATTGTTAAAACATTATTATTAAAAATGATATGTTGGCTATCTATAAGAGTATCATTAATTAAATAATAATAATTTTTTGAAATTATCAAATTAAAATCTAATGGTATATTAAATTTTAATATATTACCAATATATGTATATTCTGAAATAATCCATAAATTCTTTTGTAGAAAATTATAATTATTGATTTGGTCAATATATATATCTAATGTAAAATAAGATATATTATTATTTTGATAAAATAAATTAGATTTAATATTAGATTTTAAAATTGCTTTAACAATATCATAATCTGCATAATCACTATCTATTTTTGGATGTATATATATATAAGAATTATATGTTGATGGATTTATATAATTAAAATAATATAAATATTCATCCTGTTTTTCTATATTAAGGATTAAGTTTACATTATTATGTCCAACTTTTCTCGTATGTCTTATTGTATCTGCAATTTCATAATCATGTAAATCAGTAAAATGACAATATAATAAATTATTTTCAATAGAAAATTTTTTAGGTTGATATATTATATTTTTATTCATAATCTCTAAATCATAAGTATTTAATATTGCTGAAGATATTGGACTATCTAAAGTATATTTATAAATACTTGTATTTAAATATGTAATTGAATTTATTAAAACTAATTGATATAATTTTGTATTAATAAAATTTATGCTAGTCTGTGGATTAATATTTATATAATATTCGAAAGTCATATCAGTATTTAATTTATATAATACATACAATTCATTATTGATTAAAACTGAAGTATTATTTGGAAAAAAATTAATAGGCGTATCCAATGTTAAATAATATTTATTGTTTAAAAGATTATAACTTTTTATAACTATAGGTGATATTAATTCAAAAGTTTTATTTAATATTATTTTATATATTAGTTCAATATTATCAAATTTTAAATCATTCAAATATGTATCTATGAAATAATTTGTTTCTCTATAAAATAATAAATATATTTGATTATTTAATTTAATAAATGTTTGTTGAGAAATAAAATTTATTGGTTTATTAAAAATAAAATAGCATTTAGCATTTTTTATATAATAATCTTTAAGACCAATAGTTGATACAATATCTATTATAATGTTATCTTTAGTCAGATCTATTGTGGGTGGAATAATTATATCATAAATATTATTTACATTATTATAAA